CCGTTAGAGACGCTAATAAGGCTATTATCGCAGAGAAAAAACTAATAAGAGACATAGGCAGTGGCGCTACTGCTCTTGTTAAAATACCACTACATACGTTAGGATTGGTAAAAGGATATGATTATGCAACATCACAATCATCTCCTGTTAAACAAGATGACTCAAAACTAAAAAAACTACTTGAAAAATCTAAAAACTTTACAGACAAAGAATTCAATAGATTATTAAATTTAAAGTAATGAAAGACCTATCTAAAATAAATAAAAGAGTAAAAAAGATATTGGATATGGAAGCTAGAAGAAAGCGAGAGGCAAGGAATACAAAGGTTAAACAATACATTGAGGCTAAAATGCAACGTGGACATTCTAGAGAAGCAGCATCTAAGATGGCTCAAGGCGTTTATGATAGTGAATGATAAACCAAGCTTTCCAATATGTTAAAGAAAATCCTTACACCGTAGCGGCAACACTCTTATCCATACACCCGGGGGCTAGAATTATTGGGGCAGCTTATAAGGGCGGTATGCGGGCATACAATGCCTATAAGGGAGCAAAGGTAGCTAAGGCTCTTAACAAAGGACAATACGTACCTAAGAATTTATTTGATGTAAACACGGTAACTTTATACCGAGGGCAAGATAAACTATACGGGAAAACATTAGCTAAAGATAATCTTGGCGGCGCTCTTCCTATGAGCGGTCGCTGGTATGCGTCTAAAGCATGGTATGCACAATTTTATAAAGGCACAGGGAAAGGATCTCTTATGAAAAGAATCCAGAATGTTAAGATGAAAGATATTGAAAAAGGCTCCTATTTAGAGACACCCGATCCAACGATGCCAGATATGATTATAGGCGTAATGCCAGCAAGCATAACAAAAAAGGCAAAACTATTTGATTACAAAAGTATGCTTAAATGGCAAGAGGGTATAAACAAAATAAAGGCAGTTAAGAAATAATGGCTAATCTATTACCTAAAAGAACCATAGCAAACCCAGCAACAGCAGAAGAAATAGCTATTACTAATCGCAATGTTGCTAATATTTATAAAGGATTAGAGTATGGTTCTTATGCAATAGGAGGTCTTGGTTTTGTAAAAGGAGGCATTAGTTTGTTGAGAGGAGGAATTAAAAAAATTAGTACTCTCGGAAAGATGCACCCGATAGAAGCAAAACAAGCTATACGAAAAGCAATTGGTGTACCAAAAAGAAAATGGACTTTGTACAGTGGCAGCGTAAAAGGGGAAAAATATCCTACATCTTTAAAGGGAGCTAAATATGATAAATGGTTTACTGATAAAAAAGATTATGCAATAAGATATACTATGCCTTATGGCGTAGTATCTAAAATAAAATTAGATAAACTACCAAAAGTTCTAGATGATCGTAAAGCATATAGCCAGGCATGGATAAATATTGCTAATAAAGGCGGAGGAGAATTGAGGAAAGTAACACTCAATCAAAAAGAAATGTTAGCTGCACATCTAGAAAAAGGTATTCCACGCGCAAAGGTGTTTTTGCTGGGAAATCAGTCTAAAATGTTTGGAAACAAGCAAATCTGGGAACAAGGTTTTCATGGTCCACTTAGTAAAAGTTTATTAAATAAATCTGTGAAAATACCATTGAAAAAAATATCAATGGATACGGAAAAAATAAAACAGACACATTATTTAATGCGAGGCGGATGGAGGAAAGAAAGATACTAATGGCACACTCAATAGAGAAACTCAATAAATACTCATTTGATGGTCTTAAGAAGCTCAGACAAGCCGTTAAACTTCGGTACATGAAAGACTATCCAAAAGAATTTGTAAGCGATTATGAGGCAGATAAGGTCCTTGAGACGCTTAATCCACAAACATTAGAGCAATTGTATAAAATGGTGGTTAATAAAAAGGTAGTTACAGACGATGGCATCATTAAATTATAAGCCAGATGGCGATATAATTAAGCAGTTTATGAAAGATGAATCCTTTTTTAGAGGGTTGCGTGGTCCAGTAGGAAGCGGCAAGTCGGTTTGTTGTTGTATTGAAATACTAAGAAGAGCCTTAACTCAAAAGAAAAATAGCGAGGGCATTAGAAAATCTAGATGGGCTGTCATTCGTAATACCAATCCACAGCTTAAAACTACAACGATTAAGACTTGGTTAGATTGGTTCCCAGAAGAAGACTGGGGTAATTTTGGCTGGTCTGTTCCCTATACTCACCACATAAAAAAGGGAGAATTAGATTTAGAAGTTATCTTTTTAGCACTCGATAGACCAGAAGATATGAAAAAACTATTGTCACTTGAGCTTACAGGTGTCTGGATCAATGAAGCTAGGGAGATTCCCAAGTCAATTGTCGATGCTTGTACTATGAGAGTAGGCAGATATCCCTCTATGAGAGATGGTGGACCTACTTGGTATGGCGTTATCTGTGATACTAACCCTCCAGATACAGACCATTGGTGGTCAATCCTATCAGGAGAGGCAGTTATTCCTGATTATATTACCAAACAAGAAGTTAAGATGTTAGTCAAACCAGACAATTGGAGATTCTATAACCAGCCTCCAGCAATGAAAGAAATCATGGACACTGATGGACATCTAGAAACATATGAGGATAACCCTAAAAAAGAAAACGGAAAGAATTTAACAGAATGTTATTACTCTAATATCATTCGAGGTAAAGGCAAATCATGGATTGATGTCTATGTTTTAAACAGGTTAGGACAGATTGAGGATGGAAAACCTGTGTATGAAATGTTTAGAAGAGATGTTCATATTGCCAAATCTGATGTAGCAATCATGAAAGATGTTCCTATATACGTAGGAATAGACTTTGGATTGACTCCAGCCTGTGTATTTGGACAAAGAGTTAGAGGCAGATGGCTTATCATTGATGAGTTAGTAGCTGAAGATATGGGTATATTACGCTTCAGTGACCTTATGAAACAGAAAATGTCAGAGTATATGCCTAGAAATTTTGTGATATTCGGTGATCCGGCTGGTGATCACAGGGCGCAGACCGATGAATCAACACCATTTCAAATACTTAGGGGGCGTGGTATTAGTGCCAGACCAGCACCAAGCAACGATGTTACATTAAGATTAGAAAGTGTTAATGCTACATTATCAAGAATGATAGATGGAGATTCTGGGCTATTGATAGATCCGAAATGTATAAACATTATCAAAGGATTTGATGGCGGATATCATTACAGAAGAATGCAAGTATCAGGGGAACGCTACGATGAGAAACCTAATAAGAATAGATTTTCTCATATACATGATGCTTTACAGTATATGTTATTGGGCGCTGGGGAGGGAAGATCATTGACTATTGGTCAAAAAACTAGTAAACCTAGGGTAGCTAAAAAAGATTTTAATGTTTTTGATTTAAAGTCGAAAACAATTTATGAAAGGAGAAGATGATATGTGTAGTTTTGGAGGAAGTAGACCAGCACCACCACCGCCACCACCACCAGAAGTAGAGAGTGAAAGCGCAAAAGATGCTCGTAAACGTGCTAGACAAGATGCTTTAGCAGAAAAAACCAAACTTAAAGACGAGGCATATGAACAAAGAGTTGCTTCTGTATACGGGAAAAGAGGAAGAAAAAGTCTTCTAACTGGAACCAGACAAGGCGGAAGTGGATTTGCATTAGACTCATCAATTATGAGTAAAGATACATTAGGAGCATAGTGTGTGTAGTCCTAATCCAAAACATCAGAAATTAGTATCTGAGTGGGGGAAAAAATATCCGGATACACCTTTTCCTATTCGATTAACTAATCAAAAAAAGAAAAACGATGTTGCTTCTAGAGTTAAATCTAGTACAGTTACTGATAAAGGCGAAACTAAAAACAATAATACTATTGCCAATATAAATTACAAAAAGAAAATGCAATCAAAAAATACAACAAACAAACAAACAATGATGAGTAAAAGTTTAATGAGCAAGCAAACTTTAGGAGCATAGTGTGTTATTAGAAACCAATACAGCAGCAGAGGTGTCTCCTCAAGCCTCACCCATTAAACAATTATTGGCAAGATATGAACATGCCAAAACTATTAAGCAACAGTGGGCTAATACTTATGAGGAGTGTTATGAATATGCTTTGCCTCAAAGAGAGAGTTTTTACCAAGAAAATCAAGGAAGAAGACGTACAGATAGGATATTTGACGAGACTGCTGTTGTTGGAGTACAAGAATTTGCATCCAGATTACAGTCTGGAATAGTACCAAACTACGCTAGATGGGCTGATTTTGTAGCTGGGACAGAGATTCCTAAAGAAAATCAAAAAGAAGTTAATCTAATGCTAGACGAAGTAACCAATTACATATTTGAAATACTACAAAACTCTAACTTCTCACAAGAAATACATGAGTCATTTTTAGACATAGCATTAGGCACGGGCATTCTTTTAGTAGAAGAGGGAGATGCTGTACAACCTATAAAATTCAAAGCAATACCATTGCCACAAGCAGCAATGACATCTGGACATGATGATAAAGTAGATCACATCTTTAGAAGAAGAATGATTAAGAACAAAGAATTGTATGTTGCCTATCCAAAAGGCATGTTTACAGAGAAAATGATAACAGATATAGAGAAAAACCCAGACAAAGAATGCGAAATTATAGAGGTAGTATACAGAAATTACTATAATTTAAAGGAAGAAGAGCATCATTTCTGTGTTATTTCTAAGCTATATGAGCATAAAATCTATGAAGAAGTCTATAAAGGACAGGGTTCTAACCCATATTTAGTGTATAGATGGAGCAAATGTAGTGGAGAAACCTATGGAAGAGGTCCATTAATGTTGGCAATGCCAGCAGTTAAGACAGCAAATCTAGTAGTAGAGTTGATTTTAGAGAACGCTCAGATGTCTATATCAGGAATGTACCAAGTAGAAGATGATGGAGTTATTAATGTAGATAACATATCTTTAATTCCGGGGACTATTATTCCTAAAGCTGCTGGATCACAAGGATTAACTCCTGTGCCATCTGCTGGTAACTTTAATATCTCTGATTTAGTTTTACAAGATATGAGAACCAATATTAAAAAAGCTTTATATAACGATATGTTAGGCAACCCTAATGAGAAAACACCTATGTCTGCAACAGAAGTAGCAGAGAGACAGGCTGATTTATCTCGTCAAATAGGTGCTGCTTTCGGCAGATTACAGGCAGAATTGGTAGTTCCAGTGCTACAAAGGATAGTATTTATCCTTAAAAAACAAGGAAGAATTAAGCTTCCTAAGATAAATGGTAGAGAAATCAAGGTACAATCTACTTCTCCACTAGCACAAGCTCAACAACAAGGTGATGTTGCTACCGTTGATAGATTTTTAGGTATGATACAAGGCAGAGTTGGTCCAGAATTAGCCAATATATTGGTTAATCAGATTGAAGTTGCTAAGTATGTAGCTAAAAAACTAGGCGTTCCAGAACATCTGGTGCGTTCAGAAGAAGAAATGCAAGCTGCTGCACAACAAATGCAACAGATGATGCAACAACAACAACAACAACCACAGGAGGAAGCGCCTCCTGAACAATAGGAGTTCATATGGCAGAGAAAAAGCCCAATACATTGATAGGGTTAGACGGAATAAAACGCAGCCCAGACGTAGAGGAGAACTTAAATACTTTGTTTTACAAAATGTTCAACACAGCTGGCGGTTCTGAAATCCTCAAACATTTAAAATCTTTAACTCTTGAAGCAGTAGCTGGTCCAGAGATATCGGATCAACAGCTAAGGCATCTAGAGGGTCAAAGATATTTAGTAGGTCTTATACAAAGGCGAGTTAACAAAGGCATAAGCCAAAACATGATAAAGGAGAGTAAAGATGATTGAAGAACAGACACAAAGTACAGAAGAACAAGCTGAACCTGTACAGCAAGAAGTACAAACTAATGATGTTTCACGTGGAACAGAGATAAATACAGAAGCAACGCCCCCTGTTGCTGAAAGACCAGAGATTATCCCAGAAAAGTTTTGGAATCCTGAAACTGGAGAAGCAAATATTGAGGATATGGCTAAGTCATACGCTCACTTAGAAAAGTTTGCTAGCGGTAAGCAAGAGGAAGTTAGAGAAGCTGTTATTGCAGAATTACAAGCAGAAGCCAAAGAGGGTTTGCCAGAAAATCCAAAAGACTATGAGCTTCCTAAATTAGTAGAGGGACTTAATGAGGAAATAGTAGAAGCTAATCCATTAACTGGCTGGTGGAGAGAAAAATGCCATGAAATTGGCTTAGATAATGAGCAATTTCAATCTGGTATCAATAAATATATAGACATGATGAGTGCTGGAGCGCCTGATTTAAACAAAGAAATAGAAAATCTAGGAGAAAATGGTCCAGAAAGGATAGATGCTGTCAATGCTTGGGCTTCATCGGTGTTTCCGCCAGAAGAATTTGAGACAGTAGCCAATACTTTGGGTACATCTGCTCAAGGAATTGCTGCTCTTGAAAGAATTATGGCTATGAATCAGTCTAATATGTCTAAATCTGAGACAGTAGCGCAACCTAATAGGGAGCTTACAATAGCAGATGTTAAGCAAATGATGAATGATAAGCGTTATTTTGATAACAGGTTTAGAGATCCAAACTATGTTAGAGAAGTAGATGCTGCTTGGGCGAGGTTACAGACTGCTGGCAAAGTTTAATGTTAGTAGTAGAGAGAGGAACACCAGCTCATGCGTTCGAGCTGGCGTTCAACCTTAGACAAGAAGACAAATATGAAGTAGCTATAGTAGGTCACGATCCATTAACGGCTTTAATAAACCCTTTTAGATATACCAGAGATAATGTAAATACTTATACTGTTTTAGATTTAGACGGTAATGTTAAGTCTATGTTTGGTGTTGTTTCACAAAGAAATAATATAAAACATGGTAGCGTATGGTTTCTTTCTACTGAATTATCTAAAAAAGAATGGTTATATTTCTTAAAAAGAAATAGAAAGTGGACACAATACTTCTTATCTGACTACGAATATGTAGCAAACATGGTGCCAAAATCTAATAAAAGAACAATTAAATGGTTAAAATGGCAAGATTTTAGCTTTAAAGATAAAGAAATAATTGTAAATGGTATAGAAATGTTATACTTTTATAAGAAGATACCTAGTGTATCTAATGGGATACAGCCCGTTTTAGGGGATATCGGTCCTCATTGGACAACCGAGATAAGCTAAATAGGACAACTGTTTTATTAACGAAATAGAAAAGGAGAATTGCAATGGCAACTCAAATTTCGACTGCGTTTATTAAGCAGTTTGAAGCCGAAGTACATATGGCTTATCAGCGTATGGGTTCCAAACTAAAGAATACAGTACGACAGTCAAATAATGTTGTTGGTAATCAATGCAGATTCCAAAAGGTTGGCAAAGGAGCAGCGTCTACTAAATCTAGACATGGTCAAGTCAATACTATGGAAGTTGCACATACCACTGTTGATGCAACATTAGCTGATTACTATGCTGCCGACTATGTCGATAGCTTAGATGAGCTAAAAACAAATATTGACGAGAGACAAGTGCTAGCAACATCTGCTGCTGCGGCACTTGGTAGAAAAATTGATAGTCTCATTATCACAGTATTAGATGCTAACGGTAATAGTAATAACATTGCTCACGGAAGTGCGGCATTTACTTTAGCGAAAGCAACTTCTGTCTGGGAATCAATGGGCGAAGCTGATGTACCAGACGACGGGCAAAGATACTTAGTAGTATCTCCAGCTGGTTGGGCTGATTTATTAGCTTTAGATCAATTTTCAAGAGCAGAATATGTGGGCGAAGCTGACCTACCATATGCTGGCGGTATGACTGCTAAGCGTTGGTTAGGGTTTACAGTGTTTACTCACTCGGGACTGTCTATATCTAGTACCACTAGAGAATGTCACGCTTATCACGCTAGTAGTGTTGGCTTGGCATCTGGTGCAGATGTTAGAACAGAAATGAACTATGTACCTGAAAAGGTCAGTAATTTAATCACATCTTACTTTAGTGCTGGTTGCGTCGAAATAGACGAAGCTGGTATGATTAAAGTACAGATTACAGAATAAGGAGGATAACATGGCTTTAGATGCAACAAACTTAAAAAAAGTAGCTGGTGCTGGAGATATGAATGTCTTCTTATATAAAAGTACTGACGCTATTAGTACAATTGTAGGTTCTGGGTATTTTAATAATTCCACAGACGATCTAAAACAATTCGACATTATACTATGTGTCGGTGCCACTGGTGGTACTGCTACTGTTGATGTTGTTATTGTTTCATCTGCTACGGCAGCTACAACTGTAACGACTACAAACGGTACGTAAAACTACTACGATACGGGAGATTCTCCAAGGTCTCCCGTATCACCTGAAAGAATATGAGCGAGAGTAAGTTTACAATTAGTAGCAAAGGATTAGTTTTAGTAGGGGCTAATACTATTACATCGTTCTCTGAGAATACTACTGAATCAGTTATAGCTAATCAGTTATACGAATCAACACTAGAAAACATGCTAACTAGAAGCAGATGGAGATTTGCTTCAAAACAAGCTCAACTTTCAAGAGAGAGTAGTGCGCCAACAGCTAGATTTTCTGCTAGCTATGCAGTACCATCTGGCACATTAGCTATTCATACAGTAACTATAGGAGATTCTGTTATTCAATATGATAGGTATGAAGATAAAATATATTGCGATGCTTCTTCTAGTGATGTAGTAGTAGCTGATTATACATTTCAACCATCAGAAGCTAATTTTCCACCTTATTTCACACAAGCATTAGTCTTTGAGTTAGCGTCTTTATTTGCTGGAGCCATAGCTAGAAATGATGCTTTGTCTAATCTTTACCAGAATAGAGCAATGCAGCAATTAGCTATTGCAAAAGCACAAGATTCACAAGCTCAAAGCAACAAAAGAATTGATGTTGATCGCTTTAGAAATAGGAGGAATACAGGGGCTTTAGGAACTATCAAAGCCACTGTTGGCTCATAGATGGGAATAGCAAGAGTACATCAAGCTAACTTTACAGCTGGCGAACTAGACCCAAACATGATATCTAGAAATGATGTCAAAACATATGGCAAAGGATTACAAACAGCTAGAAATTGTATATTAAAAAATCAAGGCGGGATAGAAAGAAGAGGAGGCTCATACTTTAGAGCAGACATAGGAGCTGAAGCTAGACTAGAACCTTTTATCTTCAGTGGAAGTCAAGAATACATCTTTGCTTTTTACAACACAGCTTTAAAAATTTACTCTACTGCTGGCACATTACTTCAAACAATAACAAGTCAGCCTTGGACCACATCTACAATGAGAGAATTTACAGTTACTCAACAAGGAGATACTATGATTATAGCTCAATCTTCTTTTATGCCTGTAATTATTACCAGAACAGGTGCAACAACCTTTACAGCAGCTGCCTTTGCTTTTGATTTAAGTGTTAATAGCGAGAAAGTTTATCAGCCATATTTTAAATTTGCTAATGATACGATTACATTAGACATTGATTCTGTTACAAAAGATGCAACAGGAGTAACTTGTACTGCATCTTCTAGTTATTTTACATCAGATTATGTGGGAACAAGAATACGATATATGGACGCAGAATTACTTATTACTGGATATACCAGTGCTACAGTGGTTACTGCTACACTTAAATCAGTGCCTATTATGGAATTAGATGAAGATCCGTTTGCAACATCAGCTGGAAGTGCGGTTGTAGTGGTGACTCATGTAGCTCATGGCTTTAGTACAGGAGCTTCTGTAACTATAGCTGGAGCCGAGTCTATATTTGATACCGATGGAGATGGTATAACTTACTCAAACTTAAATGGGGCTAGAACAATTACTGTGGTAGACGATGACCATTATCAATTTACAACAGGAAGTAGTGATGCAGCAACAGAATCAGTAGATGGAGGGGGTGTGAGAGTTACCGTATCTGGACATCCGCCTACTAGAAATTGGGATGAACAAGTATTAAATGATATCAATGGATATCCTAAAGCTGTAGCTTTTCACGAACAGAGGTTATTTTTTGGAGGAGTAACTAATTTACCAGATTTAATAGCTAGCAGTAAAGTAGGTGAATTTTATAATTTTGATGTAGGAGATGCAAGTGATGCAGATTCTGTACAAATACAAATAGCATCTGATGAAATAAATGAAATCAGACATTTAGTATCTGGTAAAGTATTAGAGATTTTAACAAATACAGCAGAGTATTTTTTAAAACCACAAGTGTCAAAACCTATTACTCCTGTAGATATACAAATAGTAAGACAAAGTTCTTTGGGGTGTCAGCAAAAAGCTAAAGCTAGAGCCATAGATGGATCAACAATATTTATTCAAACTAATGGGAAAACAGTAAGAGAGTATACTTATAATTCATCTACAGAAGAATTTGTATCAGCGCCGATTAGCTTAGCCTCTAGTCATTTAATAGATACGCCAATAGATGCTGATAGAATTAAATCACAATCCGGCAGAGATGAACAAGCTTACTTTTTAGTTAATACAGATGGCACATTAGCTGTTTATTACACACAAAAAATTCAAGAAATAACAGGATGGTTATTATGGGAAACATCAGGAACGATTCAATCAGTAGCATGTACAACAGATAATATTTATATTGCAGTACAGAGAACAATCAATAGCGCAACTGTTTATTATCTTGAGCAAATAGCTTCAAATTCTTTTGATATACCAACAGACATGACCGTAACCAAAACATTGTCTGGGAGCTACCAACCCCACGGGTCCCCCCTGACCAACGGTACAACTAGTAGCTCCACTGGTGTAATTGTCAATGGGTTTACTAATGCTCCCTCAGTAGGAGAAAAGTTTACCTTTGCTGGCAATGCCACAGTATATACAATAAACGCATCATCAGCGACATCAAACTCTGGAGAGTATAGCTTAACGCTTAACGCTGCTGTTAGCACAGCTAACGATGTAGCCCTTACTTTTACAGCTTCTAAAACATGGTCAGGTTTAAATGCTACTCCTGATATGAGAGGATTAACAGTATATGGAACATCTGGATCAGAAGAGGGAGGCAATATCAATTATTATGGAGATGGAACAGTTACTAGTGGGGGTGTTGTTGTACTTGACTCTGTTGCTGCTGCTGTAGATATAGGATTAAATTACACGCTAACAATTAAAACATTACCAGCTAATGCAATGATAGCAAACTCAGGGGCTTTAACAGCTTATCCTAGAAAAATAGCTAAAGCTGTATTAGAATTGTCATCATGCTATAACGTCAAGGTAAACACTATGGATGTTTTAATTAATGACATATCAAATTTAGATACATCTACTACCTTAACAGCATTTACTGGTAAAAAAGATGTACACTTTTTAGGTTATAGCAACGAACCTACAATAGAGATAACACAGTCTGTACCTTTACCTTTAAGGTTATTAGGCATAACAACGGAGATTTATTACTAATGTGTGATCCAGTAACTTTAACAGCTGTTAGTACAGCAGTCGGTAATTTAGGTATGCAACAAGGAGCTGCTTTTTTTGCGAGTGCGGCAGGCTCATCTCTTTCTGTTGGCATAGGTCAAGCTATGTCTGTTGCAACTGCTGTAGCAAAAAGCCCTATAACTACTATAGGCATGAGTTTATTAGGCGGAAGACACCAAGCAAGAGCCTATGATTACGAAGCACAAAGAGCAGAGTACCAAGCTAAAGCTTACAAGCGTGAAGCAGAAATGAGAGATTTAGAAGCATTGCAAAAACAAAATAATTTAAAGAAAAAATACTTAACAGACAGAGGTAGTAATAAAGCTATACTTGCATCAAGAGGCATTAGTGTTGCATCAGCTAGCTACAAAGCTTTGATGGAAGAAAATTATGATAACTTCATGGCTACTTCAAATAACATGAGAATGGTAGATATGGACCAAATAATAAAATCCAAAGAAAGCGCTTATATATCTGGAGTAGAATCTAAGGTTCAAAGAAACGCACAAAAAGAAACAGGCATTGTAAGTTTAATCAAAGGAGTACAATCAGCTGGTAAGATTTATGGAGAATCTAAAAGTTTGTTTAGCACATAATGGTAAAAAGATTTGAAAGAGAAACATATATAGCAAACATTGGTGTCAATAGAGGCGCTGGTTTTACTTCTGCTGCAGCTACAGCACGTAGACAAGCTGGAGATATTGAGCAAATATTTACTCAATTTAGCAATGATTTATATGCAGAAGCAGTAGAAAAGGGAGAAAAAAGAGGTAAAAAAGCAGCAAACGAACAAGAAATATTATATGAAACAATAATTAATCCAGACGGAGAAGAGGTTAGTGTTGCAAAAAAACCTATTAAACCAAAAGATTTAGTAGGAAAGTCAGCAGTTAATGTCTATGAGAGATTATCAACAGAAAGATATGTGGAGGATCTGCTAACTACTACAAGTCAAATTATTGATAAACACTCAGCTGATGCACAAATAAACGGAGCAGATGAAGCTAAGTTTGCTAGTCTTCTTACACAAGATTTAGAAACAATATACAAAAACATAGACCCAAGCATTAGACAGCTTGTAAAACTAAAAGATAGAGCCTATATGCAAGATAGAGGCAAATATGTTAATCAAAAGTTTTTAGAAAATACATATAAACAAGGATTATCTGATTTTCAAGATTTTGAATTCAATGCAAATAAAGACTATTCAAGAGATATATTATACGGGACAGCTGATTCAACAGAACATTATAGTACTTTACGTAAAAGACTTGATATGCAAAATCAAAATTTTGAGATATCAGATATTATATATCAAGAACTAAAAGATAACCTAAAAATAGAAGAAGAAGCTGACAGAGTTTATTTAGAAAGATTTAAACCTCTTTTGCCTTATAACATAGAAGAGCAAAATGATAATGCTGAAAAGAATGCTCAGGCTTTATATGATTTTTTTAATATTACTAATAAAGAAATAGAAATAGAATTAATAGTTAATGGAAAGAAAAAAACATTTACTAGAGAACAATTAGAAAAAGGACTAACTGGTAAACAAATAGACTTTTTGAGAAATAATAGGCTTAAACCTTTTAAATCATCTGTACAGCAAAGTAATTCCCACGGCAAAGGAATGGCTACGGTTGAACAAATATTAAACAGCAAAGATTTTGCTAATGCTATAACTCTAGAAAAGAAAAGGGAAGCAATAACCAATGCTGGACCAGATGGACAAAAGCTAATGTTTGAATATTTTATTAAACAATTAGATAAAAGCGGAACACTAAGTGGCGCTAAAATGTCTACCGATTTTGATAATCAAGATGCTCCTACTCGATTTGAGTTTACAAGGTATAAAGTAGAACAAGGATTACTTACTGATGCAGAAATAAATACATTAAAAAATGTTATAGAAAACAAAGACATAGAGGGCATTATGAAGCATCAAGTTATGCTCAAGCTTATAAATGAACAGGGGCATTTACACATACATTTAGGTGATAGCCTTGGCGATGATGCCAGTGAACTTGTACAAATATTATCAAAGACAGCGCCACGCTCAGCATTAGAAAACTTTTATCAAAACCAACAAGTACAAGATGAAAAAAATATGCCTAAAGATTTAGCACAAAATTACAAAAGACAATCAAAAGAAAAATACCAAGATGTAAGCAAAGTTGCTGATGAAGTTTATAAGCAATTAGATGCTATCTCTTCATCCCAAGAGGGTAAGAGTGTTTATTTTGGCACCTTAGCTTTCAATAATATAATGAGATCAGTACACAAAGCCGTAAAACAAGGATATGCTTTAGATGACACGAGATTAAAGCAACTCGTAAAAAATAAATATGAACAATTAAAAGCATCTCAAGAGTTTGGGTTTAGCACAATAGCTTTGCCTTTTGAAAGAATATTGCCCACAGGAGATTTAGATGATACTAAGTCATTTGTAAAACATCCTCCTGAAAACTATAACCCAATAGCTTTTAGTGATGACAACATAAATGATACAAGAAAAATTATATTACAACACTTTAAGACAATACTTGGTAAAGGAGATAATGTTGCAGCAGAACAATTATTAGAGAAGAGTAAGCCTTTAGATTTTAATAATATTTATCTTAGGTATAGAATTAGCCCAAGCGGAAGACAAGAATATGTTATTTACTATAGAGAGGGGTTAAGTGATCCAATATCAAGGTCTATAAAAGGAGAGCCTGTAACAATTAGCGTGGAGGATTTAAAAGAAATTTACAATGACTGAACCTACATCATATACAGGAGCAAGAATTCTTCAAACACAGCATAGTGTTATGAGTAAACCGACATCTTTTTCACAAGATGTAAGCGATAACTTCTGGCTTAGCTGGGTAGGTCAATACATTGAAGATGAATTTAGAGAACACGGACCATACAATAAAGAATTAGATCCGACTTATGACTCAATGAGTACTGAGAATTTATTAGGGTTTGAACAATATGCAGACCAATTTGTAGATGTATCTAATCGAGAAGAACATGAGTTTATGAAAGCCCAAATAGTTAGAAACAGGGCTAGAAGACAAAGACTTGTAGGTTCACACAGAAGTATAGGACCAGCATTAGTAGCTGGTTTGTTAGACCCAATAAACTATATACCAATACCTTTTGCAAAAGGAGTGGCTTGGTATAGTAGAGCAGCAAAAGGTGGATTAGGAGCGTCAGTTTTAGTAGGAGCGACAGAACCTATAAGAAGAAGCTACGATCCAACAGCAACAAACGAAGAAACCATGATGTATGTAGGCACAGCTTTTATACTTGGTGGTGTTTTATCTGGAGCTTTAGGTAGCAGAACAATTGCCAGAGAAACTATTGACGCTAAAGGCGGTGCTGATAAATTATCTAATGGTGTTAATAAAGCTCATATAAAAACAGAGGGGGCTTTAGACGATGGTCCTTTAAACATAAATATAAAAAATGAAGAAAAGGCAATAGAAATAAATCAGCCAGCAAGGGGGACACATCATGTGTTTGGAGAAGATGGCACAATTGTTTCTTTTCTTAAATCAATACCAAAAATTGTAGCTAAGTCTGGCGCTACTGGCAAACCTATAAAAATAATAAAATCAAAAACTAAAAAAGTAAAAAGAGTTTCTGCAAATTACTTAAAAAACTATGCACCTGTTGTTGTTAAAGAAGTAGATGGGAAAATAATAGTAGAAGTAGATATACCGTATATAAGAAAAATGTTTAAAGATAAGAAGCATATAGCTAAAGAAGAAACATTTTTAGACTCTTCTTTGCCAAATTATATAGCTCAAAGAATAGAAAGTGATGACGAATTAGCACAAGTATTGATTAAAAAAGAAGTATGGAGACATAAATATATACAAAAAAATGCAGATGAAACTCCTTTAGAGTTTGAAACAAGATTAAACCAAGAAGTATATGATGATATTAATAACAATAACGCTAAAGAATTTCTTACTGATATTGACACTCCCGGAATGAATTGGTTTTTGCAAACACTAGATGAGTTTACAGATACTGGTAAAGTAATGCACGCTTATAAAGATGATCCAGAGTTTGCCAATAACCTTTCTAGGAAAATACTAGAACTAGCTGGAGACTTTGGTGTTGTAACCAGAGCGTCAAAAGCTGGTCAAACTATGAATTCATCAGCATATTTAGAGCATATAACTAAATGGGAATTACATTTACAACAACATCTGGAAGAATTAGATAACTATTTTATTACTTACATGAAAGATAGTGCTGAAAAAATGGAAGGAAACATGTGGTTTGGTAAAAATATAACAGCAGAAAGACTCAAAAGGAAAGATTGGTTAAAAAATAAACTTTCTTTTTTTGGAAACAAACACAGAGATCCAGCAGAAAGAAGTTTTGAAACATTTAATAGAGAGTTATTTGATATAGTTATTGATGAAAAAAGATTCAATGACATTAATACAGACAAAAATTTAAAACAAGCGGCAACGGTAGTACGAAAGTTTTTTAAACAATACAGAGAAGAAGCTGCTGAATTAGGAATGTTTGCATCTCAAAAAAATCTTGCTAAAAATATAGTTAAGAAAAACTTTATGATAGACAAAATAGATGCAGCTTTAAAAAATAAAAATATAAACCCAGCAGCTAAAAAACAACTAGAAAAAATAAAAAAAAGGATTGGGGAAAAAAGGCAACTAACCCAAGATATGCTAGATGAAATGAAAGCAAACCCAGATATACACGCTCCTTTTGAAATGGATGTTGAGTATATAACTAGATTTTACAACAGAGAATTAATGCTAAAAAACCCTAAAGCATTTAAAAAAATACTCAAAGACTGGTATGAAGCTAACCCTTTAAAAGACAAGAATGGAAAGATATTAAAACTTAAAAAAACAGTAGATGAAAGAGTTGAAGAAACATATGAAAACATACTGGGTGATGCTACACATTATGATGCAGATGGAATATTAGCAGTAAAAAACGTTAAAGGTCAATACAAGGCTGGAGGCAAGCCATTTTTACAAAGACATTTAAACATACCTAATAAGATGTTAGATGATTTTGTTGAAAAAGATATATTTGCAATTATGAAAATGTATAGACAACGCATGGGTTTGGCTATTTCAATTACAGAAAGATTCGGAGATAGACATTTAGATTCATTTTTAGACAACATAGAAATAGATATAGCGATTAATAAAGTCAAAGGACCAGAAGATATTACTAAAAGTAATAGAGTTATAAACGCTTTTACAGATGCAAAAGATAAAATGTATGGAACATTTAATACAATAGATCCTTTAAATGTTAATAAAAGAATAGCTAACTTTCTTAGAAACTGGACTTCATTGTCTGCAATGGGGAAAGTCGTCTATACAGCTCAAGCTGATATGGGTAGACCAATTATGGTACATGGCATGGCTAGAATGTGGGATTTCTGGTTAAAACCAATGATAGATAATAAAAAATTATTTATCAAAATGGCTAAAGATTTAAAATTCTTAGCACCAGCACAGGAATTAACAATGCAAGGCGGAGCGATGGAAAGAGCCGTTGGAGCTGGAATGGGAACGACACCCTTTACTAGTGGGATAGTAGGTGGCACAGAGGGATTTTTTCAAAAAGCTCAAGGTGGTTATTTCTGGGCGAATGGATTAACAGCATGGACTATTAAAATGAAACAAATGACAGGCTATGTTTCACAACACAGAATAATAGAAGATGCTTTAAAAGTAGCAAATAAAACTGCAACAAAAGACGAAATAGCAAGATTAGCGGCTTTAAATATAGGAAGAAAAGAAGCTTTATCTATTGATAAATTAGTAAAACAAAAGGTAATTACATTTGAAGACGGTATATATTTACCTAATGCGAGTACATGGGAGGCAAAAGGCGCTCAAGAAACATTAACTAAATATAGACAGGCTGTAAAAGCAGATATAGAAAGAACTATTATTACTCCATCACCTAACGATAAAGGAAATATGATGTATGGTGTTTATAGAATAGATAGCGAAGAAGTAGCCACAGCATTTGATAATCCTTTAGGAAGATCGTTGGGTTTTTATAAAACAGACAGAGGAGGTAAAATACAAAATGGTTATATGGCATTACCATTTCAATTTTACTCGTGGATGATATCAGCAAACAGAAAACTTATGATGTCTGGACTATCAGGAAGAGAACAACACATGATGCAAGGTGCTACAGCAATGGTTGCTTTTGGTATGTGGGGAGATTTTTTAAAGTCTCCAGAGTTTTGGTATAGAAAATCAACAGAAGAAAAATTCTTGGCTGCTGTAGAAAAATCAGGTGTTTTAGCAGTATTTAGTGACATACCAAATATGATAGAAACAGTATCAGGACATGAATATGGGATTAGACCGATGTTTGACATGGATAATCCATATGGAGAGCCAGAAGACCACGATGTTTATAGACCTATGCTTGGAGCAGCTGGATCTAACATTGCTGACATATACAAAGCTTTTGAAAGCGGAGATAGTGACAATCAAAAAGATGCTATAAGACGATTTATTCCCTTGAATAACTATCTTCTGTGGGACAGAATGTTTAAAAAGGGTTATAACGCTACTTATGAGGCACTGTTTAAATAATTATGACAATAGCTAGTAATAAAAATACGCCAAGAGTTGCTTATACAGCAACAGCAGACCAACAAACCTTTACTATACCGTTTGAGTTCTTTGCTGTTGGAGATGTAAAAGTTTATAACGGCACAACATTACTCACATATGACGCTAATGCTGACGCTGTAACTGAATATTCAATTACAGGCGCAGCTTCTGACAGCGATGAGGCTTATGAATATGGAGCTGGAGGCACAGTAACTATAGGAGCTACCGGTATTCTTAACGGAGCTATCATTACTATTATTAGAGATATAACCATAGAGAGAGCATCAGACTTTTCTCCATCTGGAGCGTTTGCTGTATCATCTCTTAATACAGATTTAGATAAAGTTTATGCAAAACTTTCAGATATAGATCAACAGTCTGACCGCTCAATGAAGTTGGCAGATACAGATTCTATTGCTGCTACCATGACGCTTCCCGCAAAAGCTACCAGAGCATCTAAAGTGCTTACTTTTGACAGCGATGGAGAACCCGATACAAGCTATACAGCTGTTGATGTTACAACGGTTGCTGGTATCGCAGCAAATGTTACCACAGTTTCTGGTATCGCATCAGATGTAACAGCTGTTGCTGGCAAAGCTACTGAGATAGGTAGACTTGGAACAGCAGATGCCGTAGCTGATATGGCAATTCTTGGAACAGCCGATGTGGTTGCAGATATGAATACCCTAGCTACAAGCGATATCGTCTCAGACTTAAATACTCTGGCAACAAGTGATATTGTTACTGACTTAAATTTATTAGCAACATCAGCCAATGTGACCAATATGGCTACGCTTGGAGCATCAGGTGTAGTAAGTAATATTGCGACAGTCTCTGGCTCTATTGCAAATGTCAATACAGTGGCTAGTAATGTAAGTGGAGTTAATAGTTTTGCAGATAGATATAGAGTAGCCTCATCTGATCCATCCAGCTCACTAGATGCTGGGGATTTAGTATTCAATACATCAGCAAGTGAATTAAAATATTATACAGGCAGCGCATGGGCGTCTGTTGCTATCACAGACTCTTTGGTAAAAATATCAGGTAATGATACTACTCAAGGATTACTAGGAGCTAAGCTCACAGCAACAGGCAGTACAGGAATTACACTAACTGAAACCAGTGATGGAAGTAATGAGACTTTAAACATTACGGCAGCAAGTATGCCTAATGCCTCTTTAGCAAACTCAGCTATAACTGTTAATGGTAGTGCTGTTAGTTTGGGTGGGAGTGTAACTGTTGGAGAAACTAAACCGACAATCGGCTCAATCTCTCCTAGCACAATACCTAATACAGCAACAGCTGTAACGATAACTGGAACTAACTTTGTAACAGTGCCACAAGTAGAGGCAATCAATCCATCTACTGGTATCTGGTATATAGCAGACAGTGTATCGTTTACCAATGCCACTACGATCGTGGCTACTTTTACTTTAGCAGTAGATGCTACTTATAAATTAAGAGTAGAGAATCCAGATGGCTTGAGTGTTCTAAGCAGTAGTGCTTTACTCACAGTATCTGATGCACCTACATGGTCTACCACAGCTGGAAGTTTAGGAGAAGTAGCGGCTGGAGCAACAGTATCTTTAGATGTAGATGCCTCATCAGATTCAACAGTAGCATTTAGTGAGACTACCAGCATCTTAACCAGCAATGCAAACACACCAGCATCTACCATGAACTTGACATTGAATAGTAGTACTGGTGCAATAACAGGAACAGCTCCGTCTGCAACGAGTGAGACGACTTATAATTTTACATTGAGGGCTACTGATGCAGAATCACAAACAGCAGATAGAGCATTTAGTATTAAAGTAACAGTAGGAATGAATAATTCAGGACAATTCAACTAATGGCAAATTCATATTTACAAAAAACATTTACAAGTAATGGCAACAGAAGAACTATGACTATTTCTTTTTGGATAAAAAGGTCAGAATTAGGAGTTGAAGAAAATTTATTTGGTAGTGGACAAGGTTCAGTAAATTCATTCTGCAGATTCGAAACTAATGACCAGTTAAAAATATTTGATTATAATGGTCAAGCCGGTCAATGGATATTAGCAACTACAAGACAATTTTTTGATACTACTTCTTGGTATCATATTCATTATATTCTTGATTCATCGCAATCAACTGCTGCAGATAGAGTACAGTTATATGTTAATGGAGTAAGAGAAACTGATTTTTCTAGTGAAACTTATCCTAACCAAAATACAGATTTTAATTGGAATAGTTCAGCTCAATCTTGGGCTATAGGAGCTAAGATTTATGGTGGCTCTACTAGTCAATATTTTAATGGGCAGCTAGCTCACTTTCATTTCGTAGATGGAACTGCATCAGCACCAACAGTATTTGGAGAAACTGATAGCACAACTGGAGAATGGAAACCTAAATTAAATCCAAGTGTTACTTATGGTAGCGAGGGTTTCTTTTTAAAATTTGAAAACAGTGGTGCATTAGGCACAGATTCATCAGGTAATAGCAACACATTTACAGTTAATGGAAATTTAAAACAATCTATCTCTACGCCTAGTAATTTATTTGCAACATTTAATTATTTACACAATGGTGTAGGTCAGGACAATGTTATAAGCTATGCCGGTACACAGATAGACCATGCCAACGACACTTATACTGGGAAAATAACTTGTGCAACATTAGGTATGAACAAAGGCAAATGGTATTGGGAAACCAAATACTCTAGTACTGGTGGTTATTTATCTGTTGGTTTTGCTAGAAATGGTTGTGACGGCATAACGAATAATATAAGAAAAAATAATCAACTTGGAGATGATTCTGATGGTGCTGGAAACTCATGGGCTTTCAGGGCAGGTAATTCATCTGGACAAATAGTTAAAAAACTAAGACACAACAATGCTGATGCTGTTGCAGATATGGGAGTGACACCAGCAGTTAATGATATTATACAATGTTGGTTAGATTTAGATAATGGCAAAGCATGGTGGGGTATCAATGGTACTGTTATGAATAGTGGCAGTGGTGTGGGTGTACCTAATTCTGGAACATATCCCCATGTTACTTTTACTGTTGGAACTGAATTTTATATACCAGCAGTATCTCTATATGGATTCAATGGTGCTTGTCAATGTCAAGTAAACTTTGGCGAAGGAAGATTTGGAACAACTGCATTATCATCAGCGGTAGCAGATAATGATGACAATGGCTCGTTTGAGCATAGTCCTTTATCTGGATTTTATTCAATATGTACAGCTAATCTTAAGAATTATGGATAGGAGAAAATAACATGGCATATATTACATTTCAACCACACGACCACTTTTCAGTACCTACATGGGACGGAAGTGATAGCACAAAAACAATTACTGGTATGCAATTTAAACCTGATGCTCTTTGGATTAAAAGATATAATGGTAATGGACATCCAGTATTCAATAATTCAACACAAGGCACAGCTAAAAACTGGATTCCAAGTGGACAGAATACTGTTGATACGACAACTTATGTAGCTAGTTATACATCAGATGGATTTACTCTAACTGGTAATATAGAAAATACAAATAATGATGGTGATGATTATGTTGCAGCTTGTTGGAAAGCCAATGGTGGAAGTACCAGTGCAAATTCAGATGGCAGTATTAGCTCAGTAGTACAAGCTAATACAACTTCAGGATTTTCAGTAGTAACTTATACAGGAACAGGTAGTGGTGCAACAGTAGGACATGGTTTAGGTACAGTTCCTAAAATGATTATAACCAAAAGTATGGACACAGCAGATTTTGGTGGAGTAGGTAACGGAAGTACACTTTATTACACTGACCCTTGGACAGACTGCATGGAAATGGCAAGCAACGCCTCTACTTGGACAGATAAAGATACATTTTGGAATGACACAGCACCTACAAGCACAGTTTTTTCAGTTAAAAATCACAATACAACCAATAAAAGTGGTGATGATTATGTTGCTTATTGCTTTGCAGAGAAAAATGGATTTAGTAAAATGGGATTTTACAAAGGTAATGGTAATGCTAATGGCTCATATATTTACTGTGGGTTTAGACCTAAATGGATTTTGGCTAAGAAAAGTGATACTGCGGAAAACTGGTTTACAAAACAGACAGGTCTAACAGGTTATGGTGTTGGTGGAAAATTAACAAGAACAGTTAAATATGATGATAACACTTCATCAACAAACTGTACTTTCCAAGTTACAGCAACTGGATTTAGACCAATAACAACAGATGGTAAAGCAAATGGTGATGGTAATATATATTTATATATGGCATTTGCAGACCACCCAATAGTAGGAAGTAATGGAACAATAGCATTAGCTATATAGGAGAATGGAATGAAAAAAATTAAATCAAATGGTAAGGGTTATAGCGAATCTTTTTCTGATGTAGATATGAATTATGCTAGTAGATTTAGTAATAATAAACCTTTCAAAAAAGCAATAAAAAGTGTGGTATTAAGGCATGTCATCCATACAGGAAATGATAACAACAGCTTAATGTTTCGTGTTGGAGCTGGTAAGACATCAGCTAGTTACAATAATCAAGGGCTTGATTTAAGATTTGAAAAAAATAATAGAGGTAATTCTGTATCAATATCAAAAATTTGGAGATGGAAATGATACCAATGGAATTACTATCAATGCTAGCGTCTACTGTACTAGGTGGAGTCATGTCTATCATGGCACAGAAAGCACAAGCTCAAGCAGATAGAGAGAAAGCTATGATGCAACAAGCTAGGTTTGCAGCTAGACAAACTGATAAGGCAAGAGCAGTTTCAGATCCACACACTAAACATACCAGAAGATGGATAGCTTTAATGTGTGTATTCTCAATCATAGTCGTGCCAATCATGGCACCTATCTTTGTCGACATCCCTGTATACATGGGATATATAGAGACCAGCTCACAGGGTTGGTGGATATTTGCTAGTGATTATGACGTAACTAAGTGGATGCCTATGACTGGGATAGTAATAGGACCACTCCAATCACATACAATATTCTCAATCATTGGACTATACTTTGGTGGCTCACTAACGAGGAAGTAATGGACTGGAAGCTCATAGCAAAAGCAGTAGTAGTTATGATAGTGGTAGCTTTACTGCTTACAATAGAAGCTAGAGCAGATGTAACCTCATCAGGTTCTACAACTAACTCTCAAACAAATAATGCTGGAAGTAATACAGCAATCACAGGTGGATATGAGTCATCAACAACATATCAATCAGGCTCATCTTCCAATACAGATACAACGAATACAACAAACAACACTACCAATCAGAAAACAGCCGTAAATACAGCGTCAGCGCCCTCTATGAGCGTATATGGACAAGACTCATGTGTTGTTCCTTTAGCTGCTGGAGTCACAGTCATAGGATTTAGTGGTTCATTCGGTTCATACTATACCGATCCAGAGTGTGAGCGTAGAAAAGCAACAGCAGTATTAGCTAAGCTTGGTATGAAAGTAGCAGCAATAAGTTTGATGTGCCAGAACAAAGATGTCTGGCAAGCAATGATGGATGCTGGTACACCATGCCCTATTGATGGATTAATAGGAGCTAAAGCTAAAGCTAAATGGATGGAGAAGCGTAAGGAAGAATTAAGCAATGCAACAACTAAACCTAGTATGACTTGGAATAAGGATTAAACTATGAAACAATTAATTATAATACTTTTTTTCATGGTATTTCCTCTCTCCCTGTTTGCAGAACAGACAGGGAATCTTTTAACAAATCCAACATTTGAAAACGGAAACGCTAATAGCTGGACACAAAGTGGTGATGGTCAAGTTATTTCAGATTGTTGTGGCTCATCATACGA